AAAGTGTCTGCAGATAAGTTAAAAGAGCTAAACCTATAATAGGAGCTACTTTAAGAAATGTATCCAAATCCCCAAATCCCACCCTTTTTTCCTTGCCCAAATTCTTTTCTGACATCGTTAACAATATATTACACTTTTTTTTTATTTTCCCAGTAAAATTTTTTTACATTAAATGTACCATCTAAATTTTCTACAATGTAGCTGCACGAACTTATCCAATCGCCACAGTTAAAATATTCAATATTATTAATATTTTCGTAGTGTTTAGGGTGATGGATGTGTCCGCAGATCACTCCTTCGCATTTGTACCTTTTAGCTTCTTGGGTAGTGAGCGCTTGAAAATTATTCAATTTAGGGTTTAAAAAGATAGACATATATTTTTCTCTCCAACCTAATTTACGTATAAGCTTATTTACTATCCTGTTGATTTCTAAAGCTCCATCATACAGCAAGTTGCTAAATTTCTGTAGGATTGAAAAAAACTTCAACCTTATAAAACCATCAAATTGGTCCCCATGAATCAATAAATATTTTTTACCATTAAGTGCTTTGTAAATTTTACGCCTGTTGATTTCTATATTTTTGCCTAATGCGAACTTTTTCCACTTGCATAGAAAATCATCATGATTGCCCCATATGTAATATATTTTCCCTGCGCCGCGAGTAAATCGTAAAATCTTTTCTACAATAGCATTATTATCATTTTTCCATAAATATCCTTCATGGAAAGCGCAGGCATCAATCAAATCACCTACCACAAAAAGATTTTCGCATTCTATTTCTTCAATAAAAGCTAAAAATTTATCTGTTTTGCAGTGAGGGTATCCGAGGTGAATATCGGATATAAACAACGATTGGACCTTCATTTATTTAACTAAAAAATCACATTTTTCAAAAACTGAATTAAGGCCATATTTTCTACCTTCAATCAAATGATTAAAATAATTTTCGTACATTTTAGAAACAGTATTAATAGTGAAATTTTCTTCAGCATAACGTCGACAAACTTCTGGCTTTATAATATCTATAGCATGCAAACTATGGAAAAACTCATTAAGAGATTTACACCTAAACCCTGTTTTGCCATGAATATTATATTCGCTTAATCCTCCCCAGTCAGTGGATAACACTGGAGTTCCAGAGATAAAAGCTTCTAACATAGACCACCCACAGGGCTCTGCATATAATGTTGGCATGATTAAAGCTTTAGCGTTAGCCAATAAATTTTTTCTTTCTTCATAACTAACAGTGTGAAGGTACTCAGCCAAATTATTATTTTTTACAAGTGTATTTTTTAAATTTTGAGGGCCAACAAATTTAATAGGAATTTGGGTTGCTTGAGACAAGCTTTGCGCAATATGAATCCCTTTGCCGTCTACCATTCTCCCTAAAAATAAAATATAATTTTCTTTTTTTTCTTTATACAAAAAGTCTTCAAAATAAAAGCCCGGTCTAATAACATGGTCATTAAAAGAAGGGAAAGGAGACCCTTTATACATTTTATAGTGGAGTTTGTGCAGATGGGCATAACTTTCAAATACTTTAAAAGGAGCAAAAGCCGACTCGTATCCAATACTTGGTTCCACAATAATAAAATCATCAGCTAATTTTTGACAGCATTCTAAATGCCCAATCCCCCAAAAAGCTAAAACAAAATCATTTTTACTTTGTTTATTTTTTTTAATTAATTTGGCTGCATTTAAATTAAATTCAGAATGAACTTTATTTTCGATACTTTGAGATAGAAAATTCTGCCATTGTTCTTTTTCGTACACTTCGTTATAAGTGGACGTAGAAACGACATCAAAATGTTGGGTACATGGAACATTAGATTCAGGATGACCATAATGAAAAACTGTATGCCCACGTTCCGTCATAGACTTACAAAATTTATAAACTTTCTGAGTGAAAGCGCACAAAGTTATTTTTTTTTGTGTAGGGTGTACAGGTATGGCTAAAACATGAAAAATCATATTCAATTTTAAATTATAAAGGGAAAATGGCTCAAGTCAAGTGTAATGTTTAATGATGAGCAGAAGGAAAAAGTCCTCAGCGTCGGAAAAGATAATACCTCTTGCGGAAAGTAAATACAAGCTTTATCTGAAAAATTTTGATTTAACTCAAAAACAACACGAATTTTTAAAAATAGCATTCGACAAAAATACTAAAATTATTTTTGTTTCAGGGCCGGCGGGCTCGTCGAAAACTTTTATTTCGATTTATGCCGCATTGCAATTATTTAATATGAATATGAATCAAGATTTGGTTTATGTTCGTACTATAGCAGAAAGCGGTGAAAGAAATTTAGGAAGCCTTCCCGGCGATGTGGATGAGAAATTCCATCCTTTTATGATGCCTATGCAAGATAAGTTGTGTGAGCTTTTATCTAAAGAGCAAATTAAAATGTTAATAGATGAAAAAATTATACAATGTGCTCCTATCAACTATTTACGAGGGGCAAGTTGGGATAATAAGTTAATCATAGCGGATGAATCTCAAAACTTTACCAGAAAGGAATTAGTGACTTTAGTTACACGGATTGGTACTAATTCTAAATATTTTATATGTGGAGATCCAATGCAGTCTGACATTAATGGTAAGACAGGTTTTGCACCTGTAATGGAGATTTTTGACGATAATGAGTGTAAAGATAAAGGGATACATACTTTTCGATTCACAGAAGAAGACATTTTAAGAAGTGAAATTTTAAAATTTATTGTGAATAGACTGGAAAATAACCGTGTGAAATAAATTATAAAAAATGGCTAGTATATTTTGTCCTCAATGTGGAGCTAAAAACAATTACAGCTTGAAGAAGCCCAACTTCTGTCAAAGCTGTGGTGAAACTTTTTCAGCTTTTGGTTTAACAAGCGATTCAAGCGCTGCACAAGGTAGCTATTCTACTGCTAACACGGCAATCCGAACAAATTCGGATGGTATTCCGGCGCTTTCAAAATTAGAGTACGACTTAGAGCTTCCAGAAAGCTCTAGTCAAACTTTTGAATCTCTAGTAAATAATCCTTTAAATCCTAATGAATTAAGGGATCGAAAGACCAATAAAGGTACACGATCAAAAATGTCTAAAGAAGACTACCTAAAAGAATCTCAAGCCAAATGTCGCAGTTCAAGGGGGAAATATAAAGACATTGGTGGTAGTGCGGAAGAATAAAAAACATAGCTACGAAGATAAATACGAGATAATAGATAACGAGATAAGAAAAAGATATTATAAGTGGCATTTGCATGCATTAGCATGGCTAGATTTCGACGACGTATCTCAAATTATCCGTACTCATATTTATAAGAAATGGGACCAATGGGACCAGCTTCGACCTATTGAGCCTTGGGTAAATAAAATTATATCCAATCAGCTCAAAAATATCTTACGTAATAATTATTCTAATTTTGCGCGGCCTTGCATAAGCTGTAAGCATAATCAGTCCAAAGAGCAAGCTATAGGTCAAGTAGCTAATTTATGCTCTTTGACTAAAAGTGGTTTGCAGTCAGGAGAATGCGCCGACTATGCAAAGTGGGAAAAAACACGAAAGCAAGCATACGATATTAAAATTCCTGTCTCTTTAGAGACAAATCCTTTTGATAGATATACCATCCCACAAGATCATTATAATATAGACGGGGCTGTTGGTTCGATGCATTTACGGATGAGAGTATATCTAAATGATCGCCATTACGTCATTTACAAAATGCTTTTCATTGATCATATAGATGAAGAAACAGTGGCAAAAGTCTTAGGCTATAAAAGTAACGAGAAGGGCCGTAAAGCTGGCTACAAACAAATTAAAAATTTAAAAAATCTATATAAGAAAGTGGCAAGAAAAATTTGCGATGAAACCGATATATTTTTTGAATGAAAGACTACGTACTAACTAAGGAAGAAAAAGAGCGCAGCCTTCAATTATTTGAAGAGCTTGATGGTGATCTAAGTGGTGCTACCAAAAAATTATTTAACGATGATAACGAAAAAGGTAGTACGGTGCGCGGGCGTGCCCTAAGAAAATATTGGGTGGAGAAAGGGCTTAGTTATCGGACCAAAGTAAAAAAAAGAGTTGTCAAACATTTCCTCACTGATGACGAAAAATCTTTTGTCAAGCAGCATTACTGCGCCGAAATGACCAAGAAAGAAATTGGTCAATTATTATGGCCTAAAGAAGCGGAGCATAAAGGTTTTGCAGAAAGCGATAAGTTTATTGCGTTGTGTGAATATATAAGCGCAGAGTTTCCTTCAGCAGTTAATTTACGAGATGATGCAGCTGGAGAAAAATATACCCCTCCTCAAATTGTATCTACGGCTGTTAAAAAATTAAATAAAGTGGCATCTACAGAATTGGACGTAGGAAAGTTAAATTTACAGGATCGCAAGTGCATTGAAAAGATGATTACGTATATAAATGGACCTCGTTTTTTGCAGGTAATTAATTCTTATCTCACGAAACAAAGTCGAGAACTTTTTGAAGCGGAATATATAAGGAGCACATGGGATAAGCCAGATTTAACATCTGATGAATTAAATTTATACGTTAACGTCTGCATGGATTATGTAAATCTTAAAGAAATAGAATTGCAAAAACAAAAATTAAATTTAATGTTTGACGATACAGAAGGGCAAAATGATTTGACGATGCGCTTAACTGAAATGCTCAAAACTAAAGCTGAAGAATATAATCAATGCATTAATCGTATAGACAAGATGCTTGCCAAGCTAAATGGAGAGAGGGCAAAAAGAGTTGCTAACCAACAGCAACGAAACGCATCTATCATTTCTTTAGTGCAGCTTTTTCAAGACGAAGAAGAAAGAAAGCTCATGATTATGATGGCCGATATGCAAAAGAAAACCGTTAGAAAAGAAGCAGACTCTTTGGAAAAAATGTCAGATTGGAAAGCCCGAGTATTAGGCATTAGTAAAGAGGACGCAATCTAATGGAAAGAGTTGTAGCTAAAATTTTTCCGTGCGCGGAGTGTAAAAAAGAATTTTCGAGTAGGGCATCATTACATAAACACCTAAAGCAGCATGGTTTAAATTTAGCCTCTTATTATACTAAATATTTTCCTCGAATAAATAAACTGACAGGAGATCCCTTGCCTTTTAAAAGATTTGAAGAATACTTCGAAAGAGATTTTTCTACAAAGCAGCAACTTTTAAAATGGTGCCAAAATACTCCTAAGGAGGAAGTAAAAGAATATGCCCTTTCGCTTCTTGAAAAAAGACATCTAAAAAAACAGAGGCAATATGGGCCTTTTCATTTGGAAACTAAAAATTCTTTTATGCCTCCTATCGCTCTTTATCGCGAACTTTTTGGAAGTTATAATGCCGCTTGCGAAGCCATAGGGTGCGAACCACTCTATCATAAAAATTTACCTAAAGATTTTTTTAGTAGAGAGATGCCTCGGGATCTCACAATTGCGATAGATACTCGAGAACAAAAACCTTTAAAATTTGAAAGCTGTGAAAATGAGATTTTAAAATTAGATATTGGAGATTATACCGCGCTCGGAGACTATTATGATTATACTTTTATAGACCGGAAGTCTGGCAATGATTTACAAGGGACGGTAGGCAAGCACAATATCGATAGGTTCAAAAGGGAAATAGAAAGAGCAACCGAAGTAGGAGCATATCTATTTGTAGTAATAGAATCTAGTGTGGAAAAAATAATTAAAGAGAATAAAATTTTTAATAGAAAAGCTAATATAGATTATACTTTAAGACAAATTAAAGATATATCCCATACTTACCCCCGATCGTGTCAATTTATTTTTGCAGAAAATCGGGAAGGGGCAGCTCGACTAATTCCTCGGATTTTAATGGCAGGTAAAAAAATTTGGAATACTGATATGCAATATTTTTTAGATAAAGAATGAGTTGGACAGAAGGACATCAACAGAGGCGTTGCCCTAAACTGAGGGATAACGAAGAGTTATTAAAGATAGAAGGTTTTCTAGACGAGAGGGAAGCTAAACTAGCTTTGTATGAATTTTTAAGAAATAATACCACCTTTGCTGCTGATTTAATTCTGGGAGTGAAGCTATTTCCTTTTCAACATATGGCTATCAAATCCATGTTTGAGACAGATTATTTTTTAGGGGTATGGAGCCGTGGAATGTCCAAGTCTTTTACTACGGGTATTTTTGCTGCATTAGATGCAATTTTAAACCAAGGGGTAGAGATAGGAATTCTTTCTAAATCTTTTCGACAAGCTAAAATGATTTTTAAAAAGATTGAGGATATTGCTAATAAACCTGAAGCCGGTTTTTTTCGACAATGTATTACTAAAACTTCTAAAAGTAATGATGAGTGGCTAATGGAAATTGGATCTAGTAGGATTCGTGCTTTACCTTTAGGTGATGGCGAAAAGCTTCGTGGCTTCCGCTTTCATAGGATTATTATTGATGAATTTTTATTAATGCCCGAAAGAATTTATAATGAGGTGATAGTTCCATTCCTGTCTGTAGTAGAAAATCCCACTCAAAGAGATGACCTCTATAAATTAGAAAATCAACTTATCAAAGAAGGTCAAATGACCAATGCGGATAGATATGTATGGCCTAATAATAAGCTCATAGCTTTATCGTCAGCTTCATATAAGTTTGAATATCTTTATAAGCTTTATACTCAATTTGAGCATTTAATAACTCAAGAAAATCAAAAAGATAAAGCTTCCCGTTGCGTTATGCAGTATAGTTATGATTGCGCTCCTAAACAACTTTATGATGAAAATTTGATTAATCAAGCAAGAGCAACTATGAGTCAATCTCAGTTCGAACGAGAATTTGGAGCTATTTTTACGGATGATAGTTCAGGTTACTTTAAAACTAGCAAAATGGCTTTATGCACGGTACCAGACGGAGAGTTACCCTGCGTTGAAGCTCAAGGAGATCCGGACGCCGAATACATTTTAGCCTTTGACCCCTCATGGTCTCAAACTGAAAGTTCAGATGATTTTGCTATTCAAATTTTAAAGCTTCACCCAGAGGAGCAAAAAACTACATTAGTTCATGGCTATGCTTTATCGGGAACCTCTTTAAAACATCATATTAATTATTTTCTATTTTGTTTGGAAAATTTCAACGTAGTGGCTATATGTGGTGATTACAATGGAGGAGTTCAATTTTTACAAGCCTGTAATGAAAGCGAACTCTTTAAAAGTAAAAAAGTTAAGTTAAAAACTATAGATGTTAATTTAGACAAGCCAGAAGAATATCAAAGTGATTTGCGTACATATAATTCTCAATATAATAAAGGAGAGTATCGTTATGTTATTTTGCGCAAGCCTACGAGCAATTGGATTAGGCAGGCTAACGAGTTATTACAAGCAAATTTTGATCATCGGCGAATTCACTTTGCGAGTCGCGCAATAGATGATTCTTACACAAAACAAACAAATAAAAATATTTCAATTTTAGATATTAAGTTTTTACGCAGTTCTGAAGAGACTAAACAAACAGCAGGAGCTAAAATGATTGATTTCATTGAGCATCAATCAGATATGATGGACCTAACTAAGAATGAATGTGCTTTAGTTCAAATCACTACCACTTCTCAAGGGACTCAAACTTTTGATTTGCCTTCTAATCTACGTCGGCAAACTGGCCCTGACAAAGCCCGAAAGGATTCTTATTCTGCATTAGTTTTGGCCAATTGGATGGCTAAAATTCATCTTGACTCTAAATCTCAACCCGCAGAAGATGTAATAGAGACTTTTGAGCCTACTTTTATTTTATAGAAACTTTTAAAAATAAGCTTATTATGTGAGGTCAAAGTAACTTTCAAAAGTCACTTTGTTAACTTTAAGTGTAATCTATTTTAACATGGCGGGAAAAAGAAGATATACAAAGCGTTCGGACTATTGGCAAAAGTTCAAAGAAAAAGAGCAGCCTCTTGAAAATTTGATAGTATCTAATGCTAAAGCTGATTATGAGCCTCAATTAGTCGGAGAGTCATTTTATAATCATGAGTCTAAAGCTTATGCCCGTAGTGGATCTGGTGGAAGTAGCACCACCGCAAGGCGTAATAATATTGCAATAGCCCCTCAGTTATTCAAATATGCCAATATCCGCATGGGTATGTTGCCCTTTGAGTATGGAGCAGATGGGGTTAATGTACGAGACGCGATTGAATTATGTCAAAAAGCTTACTGTAATATTTCTGTTTTCAGGAACGCTATAGATATGATGTCAGATTTTGCTAATTCTACTTTATATTTGGAAGGAGGCAGTGCAAAGTCACGCGCATTTATTTCTTCATGGCTCAAGAAGATAAAAATCTGGAGTTTAAAAGACCAATTTTTTAGAGAGTTTTACCGTAGCGGCAACGTCTTCCTTTATACAATTAATAGTAAAATTAATGTAGATGATTTTTCTAAAGTTCGTAATCTTGGTTTAAATTTAGCTACTAACAAAATCCCTATCAAATATATTCTTTTAAATCCTTTTGATGTTATGGCTCGTAGAGCCACAGCATTTGACAGAGGTTTGTATGTTAAAGTATTAAGTGAATACGAAGCAGAAAGATTAAGAGACCCCAAGACAGATGAAGATAAAGAGTTATTTGACGCTTTAGATCCAGATATTAAAAAAAGAATTGAGGTTGGCTCATGGACTCCCAATGGCTTAAAAGTTTCATTAGATCCTAAAAGGCTAAAAATGGCTTTTAATAAAAAACAAGACTATGAGCCTTTTGCGGTTCCTTTTGGCTTTCCTGTTTTAGATGACATCAACTTCAAAATGGAGATGAAGAAAATTGATCAGTCCATTTGTAGAACAATTGAAAATGTTGTGCTATTAATCACGATGGGCACTACGCCTGATAAAGGGGGAGTTAATCCTCGTAATATTCGGGCTATGCAGAATTTATTTTCTAATCAAAGTGTGGGTCGTATACTGGTAAGCGATTATACTACTAAAGCTGAGTTTATTATACCTGATTTAAATAAGGTTATAGGGCCGGCGAAATATGATGTAGTGAACCAAGACATTAAAGAAGGTTTGCAAAATATAATCTTAAATCAAGAAAAATTTGCTAGCACCGAAGTTAAAGCTCAGATGTTTTTACAGCGTTTAAAAGAATCTCGGGATGCTTTTATAAACGAATTTCTTCAACCTGAAATAAAACAAATTTGTAAAGATTTTGGATTAAGAGATGAGCCGCTCGCCAAATTTGAAACTATCGATCTTCAAGATCAAACGCAAGTTCAACGTACTATTACTAGGATGATGGAATTAGGTATTCTTACTCCGACGGAGGGAATAAAAGTCATTGAAACTGGAGTTTTCCCAAGCGGTAAAGAATTGGAAGAAGCTCAAGAAAAATTTGTTGAGCAGCGACAAAAAGGATTTTATAACCCTATTGTAGGCGGAACGCCAGTTCCTTTGGATTTAGACGAAGAAATAGAATTGGAAGAAATTAAACATCCTCGTAGCATGCAACTGTTAGAGAAACCTACCAATAAAGGACCGCGAAGCGCGGCCAATCCCGGTAGGCCCGTGGGTTCTAAATCTTTGGCGAATAGTACTTATTCCGTAACTTCCATCAAAGAAATAGCCGAAAAAACTAATAATCTTTTTACTACTCTTGCAAATGAAGCAAAGAAAGCTTTCAAGAAAAAACGGTTGAGTAAAATGCAAAAAGAGATGCTCGAGAGGGTATGTGAATCCGTAGTGGTTGCTAAAAACTCAACAGAGTGGATGAAAGCTGGAAAAGAATGTTTAGCCAATCCGGACAAAATTATGGAATTGAAGCCTATGCAAGAAGTGCTCAATATCAGCGCAGAGCATGAGTTAGATGATTACGCTGCAGCAATTTTGTATCATAGCAGAAAAAATTCTCTCAATAAATAATTAAGTGTAATATTCATGTAAACATGGATAATCAATTCAAATATAAAACAGAGTATACCTTTGATATCTATGCCACTTCGGATTTAGAGAGCGATCTAGATATAAGTCGAGCTTCATTAGATAACCTTAAACCTCTTATCCCCAAATCTATTGATTTGGATCGAAATGTAGATTTAATTGGAGCTGCCTTTAATGCCGCGGTGGTAAATAAATTCAATAGGAATGGGGACGGAATTGATTCTGAAACTGCCGTGGACGTTATTGATTATTTTATTAATAAGCCCACAAATATAGAGCATAAAAAGCATAAGGTAGTTGGTCATATCGTCAACGCGGGCTTTACTGATTTAGATAATGAAAAAATTATTGGTAATGGCGCAGCGCTTAAAGAAAAAGATCCTTATTTTATATCTTTGGCTGCTGTAGTTTACAAAACTGTTAATAAAGATTTTGCTGATGTTTTACTTCAGTCAAGTGAACAAGGAAATCCTTTTCATAATAAGATTTCAGCAAGTTGGGAGTTAGGATTCAATGAATATGTTTTAGCTTTAGGATCTCAAGACTTGAAAGAAGCTGAAATTATCACTAATCCTACTCAGATCAATGAAATGAAAAAATACCTGAAATCTTTCGAAGGGTCAGGTAAACTAAATGATGGCACACCAATTTACCGATTAGTTAAAGGGGAAGTTTTCCCTTTAGGCATTGGGTTTACTACTAATCCAGCCGCTAACGTAAGCGGCCTTATAGTAGAAAAAAATATTGATTTGGAGCTTAATGATAAGAGAGACGACGTAGAAGCTTCAGAAAATTTTAAAAATAATATTTTAAAAATTTCCCAAAAGGAAAATAATACTGTAAAAAATACTAATACTATGGATATAACAGAGTTCAAAACTGAGTTCGAGAAGGTTCTCGATTCGAAGTTAGCGGACAATGCGGAATTCACTCAAGAAGCTGTAGCCAGTGTCGCTTCCCATGTAATCGATAAGATTCGTGAGAAAGATGCTGAGTTTCGTGCTGAAAGAGAGGCTGTTGAAACTGAAAAAGTTCAAGCCAAGAAAGACGCAGAGGAAGCAAAAGCTTCGATTGAAGACCTCCAGAAAAAGTTAGAGGAAGCCACTGAGAAGATTACTTCCTTAGAGTCCTCTATCTACGCTGCTGCGGCAGAAGAGTTATTTAATAGCAGAATGGGAGCTATCGACGAGCTTTACGACCTTTCCGACCAAGACCGTGTGGTTTTGGCGAACGAAGTGAAGACTCTTGAGAGCGCCGATCCTGCCTTTGAAGATTACCAGTCTAAATTGGCATCCTTACTTCAACATAAGAGCAAAGCTTTTAAGTTGGAGCAAGAAAAACAATTTGAGGCAAAAGTTCAGGAAGAACTGGAGAAACGTTTAGCTAGTACTACTTCGGAAGAAGCAACAGCTAGTAGCGCTCCTGCAGTCGAGCCTGAGGTAGCTGAAGTTCAAGCAACTGTCGAAGAAGTTGTTGAAAATGTTGAAGTCCCGCACTCTAGCATGGCCAACAATAATGAGGCTTCTTCCACGGAAGAATCTTTAACTGACAGGTTCAAAAAGGCCTTTAGCACAGAAAGTATTTCTATAACCTACTAACACTATAATATATTATGGCACTAAGATTATTACCATTCAGACAATATAGCGATTATGATGTCATCAATCTGTTTGCAAATCAGATTGTTGACTCTTCGCCATCAACTAACGGTAACGGTAGCGCTGGTGTGCTGGTGAAGGTATTGAGCGGCAACATGAATAAGGATGTTCACGATTTAATCGAGACTTCTTATTTAGGTAAGACCGACTACCCATTTATGGGTGCGGATAAATATCCGACAGTGCCTTTGCGAGTTCAAGCAGCTTCTACCGGTAACGGAGTAGTCGGCGTCACTCTTCGACAGACATTGGAAACAGATGAAAACGGTGAAAAACTCATCTACAATCCTGTCAAGACTGACGAGTTACAAGCTTGCCTTAGCGGACAAGCAGTTCCTGTGGCAACACGGGGAATGTTTACGTTTTCTGAGGACGCTTATGAGAAGGATGCTAACTTTATCCCCGGGAATATCGCAGGTATTTCCGCAGATAATGACGGCAAGTTAACCGGATTCGCTCGCGAATCTTTGGCTGACATTGCTGGAACTATCGTTGGGCAAATTTTAGGAACCGGAAACAGAACCTCTCAGATGGGTCAATCCGATGAGTTCGCAGGAACAGGTACCGCGCAGTATGCATTGGTACAAATAGACTGTTCTGCTTCTTGGGATGTTGCGTAAACAATTAAATTAACAAAGGAAATTTAATAATGAAAATTCAATTAAAAAGAACAGACGAACAAGTCGAATTAATTAAAGCTATGGGTTCTCGTAACCGTGATACTGCTTATGCTGCTCAGGTAGCTTTAGCAGAGTTTATTGGCCCTGTGGTTTCAGAGGTTATCAATAACGCTCCTACGGTTAGCAACTTGTTTACCCCGCTTCAATACAATGCAGATGACAATCCTTCGATTCCGTTGGATTTATACTATGACATCTTCGATGAAGATTACATTCGTGTATACAGTCAGTCTGTAGCTGGTGGCCTTCCAACCAACTATGTGCAACCTACAGCTTCTGAGTTGAAGTTTACTACTTACAGTTTAGATAGCGCTGTGTCTTTCGATAGAAAGTACGCTTCGCGTTCGAGACTTGATGTGATTGGTAAAACTTTTACTCGTGTAGCTCAGGAAGTTCTCGTTAAGCAAGAAAGAACATCTTCTAACTTGCTTATGTCTGCATTAGCAACTGCTGCTACTGGTGACGCTACTTTCTCCGCAAAGAATCGTCACGTTTTCCGTACAGCTCAAGCTAATCGTTTCTTAGTTGATGACTTGAATAAGTTATTCACTAAGATTAAGAGAATTAATGCTTCATGGATGGGCGGCACTCCTGCTGGCTCTCGTAAAGCTTTATCTGACCTCTTGGTTTCTCCAGAGGTGGTTGAGCAGATCCGTGCAATGTCTTATAACCCAATTAACACCCTCGCTCCTAATGGCGCTGCCGTTGGTGCAACTTCTCAACCGGTCACTTTGATCGATCCCGAAAGAGATCGCATCTTTAGTCAGAGCGGTTTGACTGAGTTCTTCGGTGTTTCCATTATGGAAGTTTGGGAATTAGGCGTTGGCAAGTTATTCAACAATGTCTTCGATACTGTCGCAGGCAACATTGACTTCTTGGACAACGGTTCTACTACCGCTTCTACCGCCTTTAATGGTGCTACTGAAGAAATCATCGTTGGTTTGGATCGTAGCCGTGACGCTATGATTCGTGCTATCGCTGTTGATTCAGAAACCGGTTCAGAATTCAACCTAGTAGCTGATGATCAGTTCTCTTCTAGACAGCAGAGAATTGGTTACTATGGCGCTTTGGAAGAAGGACGTATGGTACTGGACGACAGAGCTTTGGTCGGCTTAATTATGTAATTGGCATCTGCCCAATTATAACTCCACCTCGAAAGAGGTGGAGTTTTTTTTTGGAAAAATCAAATTTTAGTTGTAATATTAAATATGGCTGCAAAGAAAAAAGCTAAAAAGACGATAAAAGCTAGTAAAAAGAAGACCTCTTTAGAAGAAATCGAAAATTTTACTACTGGCAAAACGACAGACAATGATTCTATAGAGAGGGTCAAAGAGCTGGAAGAAGTACTGGGCATCAAAGCCGTTAATCATTTTGGCACTAATGACCCAAATATTTTTGAAAACAACTTAAAAGAATCTAATTTAAGTGACCTTCAGAACCTTGCCATGAAAATAGGACTTTTCCCAGATGGCTCTAAACCTCGTCTTAAAGAGAAGTTAAGACAGGAATTTAAACGAGTAACTCGTGGAAGTCGCACAATTGCATTACAGCAACCTTTATCGATTGCTGATCCTTCTCATCCTAATCACGAAAGAGCTAAGAAATTAATGAGCGAAGGTTTCTAGTTTTTAGTGTAAATATATCATATGCCGGACAGACAAAAAACGCCATATTTGGTAAGCACGATAGCTACGGGCATTTTTAATGATGAGTTTGACTCTGATACAGGTTATGCAACACTTGCCTCTATATCTGGATGGTTAGCAAATAACGTAGGTTTATTAAATACTATTGTTTATACTGCCTTTTCGGGATCAGGAGTTGCTGCTACGCCAAGCGACTTGATCGACGATACCGTGGTTCAACCGTCGGGAAACTTTCGATTTGAAGAATCTGATATCTACAAGCAAGTTTATTTAGCTAATTACTATACTAAAAAAGCCAGAGGTGTCCTAAGAAACATTGATACTGCGGTAGATTTTATCAGCTTAAGAGAAGGTGACTCCATGATTACCCGCACAAATAAGAATGAAATAGCTAAAACTTATCGAGGTTTCGCAAAGGACGCACAGGAGCGCCTAGATGACCTTGTAGCGCGTTATAATATTTATGAGGCACAACCCTTACAAGCAGCCGGAAACGACGCTTCTATAGACTCTAGCGGCGATATATATGCTTCTTACGATTGGAGGCCTAGATCTTTCACAGGGCCTTATAGTTAAAATTAGCCTTGACATCTTTTTAAAGTTCTTGTATCTTTTTCCCTTTATGAAAAAATTCATGAGCTTTGAGTATATGATTACTCCGGGAATCTTAAAGATTCTTTGTTATGTTGGGGCAGTAATCTCTGTCATCATAGGTATTATAGCACTTGTTTCGGGAGCTCCCGATGCGCTTACCGTTGGACTTAGTTTTATTGTCTTGGGACCAATAGCTTGCCGTGTGTATACGGAAGTGATGTTGGTTCTTTTTGAAATACATAAGGAATTAAAAAAACTTAGTCCTTAGTTTTTCTTTTATAACGTTTAAATATAAAAAAACCCCGCTCTTGCGAGCGGGGTTTTTGTTTAATTTTAACCTTTTCTTAGCTTGGAGTGGTGGGCACACCACTATACTTACTGGCAGTTTTCTTGGCTTCTCCAAGCGGCCAGTAATTGACAGTGCGGAATCGATCGTATGTTCCTTCCATGAAGATACCATTGGCGGTATCTGATGATCCGCCCACTTGAGTAGTAAACGTAATATCGACAGTCTCATTGTCTCCAATTGATGCACTGTAGCTTTCGCTATCTAGTCGAGCGCCTTTTACTTTAATAACCATTGCGCTATCGCCTTTTCCTCCAGTACTCGTATTGGCTCTAGCTAATGTAAGCGTAAAGTCATGCTTTTGCGTATTAGATAAAGCGTCGAAAACGTTATTCTTTTGGAGCTCAGATACAATAGCAGATATACTTACTGAAACATCCATAGGAAGATCAATAACACGAGCATAACCAAAGGTATTACCAAGTCTTCCGAGAACCGTACGGCTCATTGGAACAGAAACTCCAAAGCTTTGAAGGTGACATTTGCCATCTCCACTGAAGTCTGCAAAACCTTGATAATCGCCTGAATTGCTCATTGCGAAGGTAATATCGCCCGGACGTAAAGCACTAATCATGTCTGAGAACTGACCCGTTGTATTAAGGGTAGTTTCCGCATTGCTCTTGCCTTGCACCATGAAAATAGTGTTATTTTGTTTTGCACCATTTACTTCGTCCACCGCCGGAATGAGCGGGAACTGATTTTGGTCGGCAGCACTACTAGTAGCAGCATCTCCACTAATGAAGTCGTCAACTTTAATATTGAAAGCTTCTACTGTTACACTAGCTGTAGGAATTGCACCTACAGATGCATCAAGAGAATAATCACTTATAAAGCCATTACCTATTGAAATAACATCAAAGGCAGCTGCAGCATCACTAATTGTATCTCCTTGAACATCATCACCTTCTTTAGAGGTAACAATGAAGAAGTTATTTCCTTGCGGATCAGCAATAAGCCCTGAAATTGCAGATGCACCGGAAATACAGCCGTCACCGGTAGATCCTTGGAAAGTGGCTGAAGAGCCATTTCTGCCTACAGTGTAAGAATTAGTAGGAATATTAAATCCTAATAATCTTTCGTTGCCGCCATCAGTAAGGTAATAGTTGAAATCTAGTCCAACAGTTGGAGATTCCATGACGATCGAATCTAATCTAGCTAATCTACCAAATTCATTAATATCTTGACGATTTATAGTGAAATTGAAGTTTGCTGATTGAATTCTATGAAGTGGCTCTAGCAAGGAACGATGGAAACCTTTAGCTTGCTCAACGGCTGTAAAGCCTGTTACGGCTCCCCAGTCTGAGCTGTCTGCTACGTCTCCAGTTCCCCCTACTAAGCCACCCCCCGTTTGCAGGTGATAACCTGTGGATGAAGGCGCCATATAAAGCGCCTGACTCTGATAAATTACTCTGTTTCTGGCCATGATAGTATAATGTAAATTTAAAATAATTTACAACTTTTTTCTGACTTTGAGAACTTTTAACTTCTAGGGAAGCGATATTTGTAGACTTCAAAATCAACAAAACCTACAAAAAGATCTACAGGAATCACTTTATTAGCGCTATCCGAGATTTTTGAGACGTTAGTTTCATTAATAATGTAAGCATCTGTGTCTGAAACCACATTGGCATAATCATAACCTGTAGAATAATAAGATTTAACATCTCCATATTCATCTAATGGGGAACCAGTAAAAGGAATGTTACCAAATATAGCTCTCGCAGAATCAGCAAAAACTGATAATACTCCATCTAATTGGTAAAGATTTTCAGCAAATACTACTGCCGAAACATCTGTGATAGTATTATCTTCTCCACCTAATGCAAAAGGAGCATTTGTGGTAGAGCCTAAAGAAAGGAAGGCTGCTGGGGTAGCTTGATCGTAAGGAGCAACATAACTTAAGGTTCTTCCATAGCGACTATTAGTTTTATATTTTCCAGCTGTAATAAGGGTTTCTTCAGTCTGGTTGCCAATATAAGTGTTAAAATCTTTAACTGTAAAGCTACCGCTGATATTCGTGCCTGTTGGAAAATTTGAGTCAAAGAGAACTCTTCCGTTATCGAAATCGAATTTCATGCCGCTGGTCCCTGCAGCAATTGCTCCTGAGTCACCACTAATAGTGGGGTTAATCATTGCCGCACTAATATTTTTATCATAAACCCATTGCTTGTAAGGAGATCCGAATACTACTTTATTTTGTACTCTTTCGTCCGCATAATAATAAAAGTCGGTGCTAAAAGTTTTGTAGGCTTCTCCTTTTTTTAATAAGTAATTATCAAACCAAAGATAAAAACTATTCAGTAGTCCATGTTGATATAAAGGTTTCATTAAAATGTTTTATTTTCTAATTGTTTTATTTTTTTATAGTAATTGTTCAGCAAAGCCGACATATAGGAAGTATTAGAAAACCTTCCTCCTCTTATCTTACTATCAGTTTGTATGGCAAAACCTGATTTAGATCGAGCTAATCTAGTATTTTTTACTAAATATTCCCCAAAGCCTGAAATGCCGCGTTCAATTCCTCTAGCCCAGCTTCTTCCCATTGCCCATGGCAACGGAGTGGCTAAAAAAACTTCTTCTTTAGTAGGAACTTCGATAGTAATTTGGATTCGATCTCTCGTTATATTATATCTTATATCATAGGTTTCTAATAAGTTTCGTAAAGGTTTGATAGGATTACTTCCTGAGTCAAAGCCGATATATGTAAAAAGATTGCCTACCCCTCCTAAAGTGCCGCTAATATTGGTAGACCGTGCTCCTCCTTCTATTTCTTGAGTAACAGGATGGGCATTAAAAGAAGTTATAAATTCTTTATAAATATCCTTAAAATGATCCTCTAACTGTCTTTTTAAATAGACTGTGACACTTTTATCCCGAAAAGCTTGCTGGTTTATTTTGCGTCGATCTTGAGTTGAGAGTATAGCAGCCATTAGTTCATTTTCTTTAACATCACTGTGTAAAATTTAGTGTCAAAAAGACCGTGACCTCTAAAGTCACTATAAATGGAAAACCTTTGGTTATCAAATTCTACCCTTTTAGCATCAGAAACAGTATCATAATCTGAAGCTTTGATTTTCATTCTCACTAGCCCTTCGGGAATATAAACTTTTAACTGATTGGGGGATTTAGATGATGTAAAATAATCTTCATCCATTTGTGCTCCATATTGAATACGAGCTTGAATAGTGCTACTTTGCTCAGTATATGTGATGGAAGTTGTAGCTCCTGCGTTTCCATAGATAGAGTTAAAGTCTACATTAGCACTAGAAACTGTTTCTATAGGATCTTTAATAATGGTGACAGCTCGCGAAAAAGTATCCGCTTGGTCATCCATCACACTATGCAATACTGCTTTATCGCTATCTGAGATTAGACTTGCCATATCTATATTATACACTTTTTAAAAAACCTTTGGAAAAAAAGTGTTTATTTAATATAATTTTTACGTACTTATGTTACAGCAATTATATTCTTTCACAGTCCACGATAGCCAAGAAGTGGCCGAAAAAACCAAGGAAAAACGTAAAAATGCTGAAGGTATTGAGGAAGAAGTAGAGGTTACTAAAAAAATTGAAAAGAAAGTTCCGTATACAGTTATACTAAAAGAACCTACTCGTCGCGAGCTTGAAGAGGCGGATATGGAATATTCTATTGAAATGAGCAGGTGCATAAAAAGGGGTATTTTAACCAAAGCAATGTTGGCTAAAAAATATTCTGATACAGGCGGGATACTAAGCGAAAGCGATGCCAAAAAACTTATGGATCTTTATTCGGAGCTTTCAGAGCTAGAAGGAGAATTCACTAAATCGACCTTAGCTCAACGCAATGTTAAAAAAATGAGCAAAAAAGCTAGGAAAGATATTTCCGACTTGAGTTCTCGCGCTGCTATGGTACGTCGAGACATAGTGACCTTAGAATCTGCGTACCAAACTTTATTCAATCACACGGCAGATACTAAAGCCCAGAATCGTATTATTTTGTGGTATATAGCTAATTTAACTTTTTTTAAAAAAGATAAGGGCGAGGCAGAGCCTTTGTTCGATGGAAAAACTTTTGAAGAAAAAATAGACTCTTATTATGCAAAAGATGAAGCAGAAGATTCTTTATTTCAGCTTGCTGCTGGAAAGTTAGCTTCTATTGTAAGTTATTGGTATTTTAGCAATGAGCCAGAAAAAGAAGATTTTGATAAAATCATAAATGACATCGACGGAGCAACAGGAACAGAAGAAGAACAAGAAGAATGATATTAATTATCGGACTCTCTTTAAAGATTTAGTTTTCGGTTGGTCTAAGGTTTCTCATGATAATCAGACAGCTTACCTTAAGCATTTATCTATATTTGATCAGGTTGATATAGAAGAGGTACGAGAAGATTTTTTTAATAAAGCTAAAGATAGAGGACTTCCCACGAACGAGGAAGTTCTTTTGCGTTTGGATGAAGAGGGATTATGGGCTTCCCATGACCAAGGTAAAATTAAAGAACAAGAAGATTATATAAAAAATGCGGAGATTTCCAAAAAACAACTTTACCTTAAGGCTGATATTGACAGAACTAACAATGACATTAAAGAAGCAAACAAAAAGCTAGTCCACTTGGAGACCACTAAATCCTCTTTAATGGGTCAAACTTGTGAAAGATATGCAGATGGCAGAGTTTCTGATCATTATGTTATCCAATCATTATATAAAGATGAGAATTTAGCACACCCATTTTATACTTCTGAAGAAATAGATGATCTAACTCGCAAACAAATGGGGGCTATCGTGCAATCTTACAATAAAATTTATTCTGATTTTACTGATGTTAACATACAGGCAGTTACTCTACAAGACTTTTATCGTCCTTATATGCCTTTTTGCGAAGATGTAACAAATATGTTTCCTAAACCATTATTTGAACTTTCTTTAAATCAGGTAAAATTAGTGATTTATAGCAGAATGTTTAAAAATATTTTTGAACAATATCAAAACATTCCTGAAAGCATAGCAAAAGACCCTCAAAAAATTGTAGATTACGTCAACGCCCAAGAAAAAGCTAAAGAAAATTTATCAAATATAGATAAAGATGGAGCCTCGACCATCATGGGAGCAAAAAATGAGGATTACGAATATTTAGGCATTAAGAAAACCTCTGAGAACTCTCTGTCGGCCAAGTTACGTGAAAAAGGTGGAAAAATGGACATGAAAGATTTAATGCACGCGCTAAAGGCTTAAAAAAAAGTGTATAATGTAACTTGAAATCATGTCTGTTAAACTAGATGCCATCATTGACAGTAAAACTCTCGAAAGGTCTATTTCCCAAGGAGTTAAAGCTTGGAATCGCAAAAACGCTGGGAAACAAACTCTTAATGTAAAAATTAATGAGAAAGGTTTTCGGCAGCCTTTAGGTAGGATTACTGGCGATTTAAATATGTTTGATTCGGCGCTAGCAGCCTCTAATGCTCGCGTTATTGCTTTTGGTGCATCTACAGCCGTAATTGGAGGAATAAGCAAAGCCTTTAAAGAGTTAGCCAAAACTACTATAGAGGTAGGTAAAGCTTTTGCCGATATTAACCGTATCCTTCAATTAAGCAATAAAGGTTTTGAACAATTTGGTAATAAACTTTTCGAAATTTCCAAAAAGAATGCTACAGCTTTTCAAGATGTTACAAAAGGAGCTTTAGAGTTTGCGCGTCAAGGTTTGCAAACCGAAGAAACTTTAAAAAGAACTGCTGATGCGATGACATTGGTAAGATTAACCGGAATTAATGCCGATAAGGCGGTTAGCTCTTTAACTGCGACCGTTAATGCTTTTGATGACGCAATGATTACCACTACCAGTTCTTTGAATAAATTTGTGGCAGTGGAAACTAAGTTTGCTGTGGGCGCTCGAGATTTGGTAGAGGCAATTGGTCGTGTGGGTTCTTCTGCTAAAGATGCTAAAGTCGGGTTTGATGAATTAAATGCCATGGTAACTGCTGTACAGCAAACCACTGGTCGAGGCGGTGCTGTTATCGGTAACGCTATGAAAACTATTTTTACTCGTTTGCAACGTCAAAGTACACTCGAAGCATTAGATCAATTTAATATAGCGGTGAGAGATGTTGAAGGTAATACATTGCCAGCTATGCAAGTGTTACAAAATTTCGCAAAAACATATGATACTTTAGCTGATTCTAGTCAGGCTTATTTGCGAGAACAAGTAGCTGGTGTTTTCCAAGCGAATATTTTATCAGCAGTTTTAAGAGATTTAAATAAAGAGCAGCCAAAATATAACGCTGCGTTAAAGGTCTCTATAAATGCTACTAATGAAGCGGATCAAGCCACAGCCCAATTAAATAAAACTTTATCAGCTTTAGTTACTCAAACTGGCATCGAATTTCAACGGCTGCAAGCTAATATTGGTAAGGCAACTTTTGAGCCGATAGCAAAAGCTATCATGGAACCTTTAAAAGGTTTGTTAGAAGGAATAAATGAAGTTATTGATGGAGAAGGAGCTGGAAGTGAAGTTGCAAATGCTCTGCTCAAAGGAATCAAAAATGTAATAGGAGGTCCCGGTCTTGTTGCCATTGGAGGAATATTAATAAAAGTATTCGCCAATACAATTGGATACATGGCCAAAGCGTTGCCTTCGTTGGTGGGAATGACCACGGAGACTCAAAAACGGGCTACATTAGAACAATTTATTGAAGCAGCCTTAAGGTCTGAATCCGATTTAGCTAAAGCTGTAGCTGCCGCAGAAGGAGATGCTGCGCGCCAAGCGCAATTACTACTTGGCCATGCCCAGAAAACAGCAACAGCATTAGATTCGCAGGAAGCTTCTGTCGCCAACATGGCGAAAATGATGAGGCAAAATCCCCAAGGCTTCGCTTTAGCTGCCACTGCAATGGGTGCCAAAGGTAAAGCCTCAGGAAGGGGAGCCGCAGGATTTATTCCGGGTGTGGCTGGAGAAGTTCATGATATTAAACGAGGAGTAGGTGGAGTAAGCCCTTCTTCTAAACCGGTAACTATTCCTAACTTTGCTTTTGGGGGAGGGATGCGGGGCACTATGGTTGCCAATACTGGCGAATATATAGTTCCTAATTATAACAACGGAGGATCTGCAATTTTTAATCCTAATATGGTTGCTCAATATGGAATGCCCAAAGGAGCGCGTCCTGTCAGAGGCTCTCAAGGATATGTTCCTAATTTTGCATTTGGAGGTGATATCAATAGAGCTATAACCCAGTTGCAAGGAAAAAGCTGGGGAACATTATCTCAGAGTCAGCGAGATGAAGTGGTGAGTTTAACAGGTAGAAGCGCTAAAACCATTCAAAGTCAAGGATTAGGGGCTAGTCTAACATCTGCCGGTAAAGTTAAGAAAGGTCAAGCCGCAAGAACTTATACTTCTCAAAGTATGGCTATGTTTGTACCTCCTCAGAGCGGGGCTATTTCTCCATTTTATCAACATAATTATAGAAATTTAATGGGCAAAGGAGCGACTTCTGTGCGCTTTCCTGCTTATACTTATGCCTCAAAACCAAAAGGTAATGCTGACGATGTGTTACCTATTAAAAAAAATATAGAAGATGCTATCTTTTCAGAAACAGTAAAATATGCGCGTAGCATTAGGCCTCCTGCGGGTAACATTACTAAAAGTAATGTGCTGGCTAATCTTGATAGCGCTCAAGGAGGTAGAGGAGCTATTTCAGCTGCAGCAGGTGCTGCGTTTGAAGTTGGAGTAACAACTGCGCTTGGAATTTCGGCTGCTGCGAGTGACAAAGGAAGAAAAAATTTAGATATTCCTTTAGCCAGCCCTTCCTTACGAGCTGGAGGCAATCTAAGAGATTTATTTAATCAGCCTGCAACCATGTCTTCTAGAGTTCGTGGAGGAGATTTTAAAATTTCTGCTTCTGCCGATAATGTAACAAGCATGGCAGATAAAATTACAGCTTTAGACAGAAGGTTTTTATCATGGAATGCAAAGCGTGGCGCTCACGGCTATGTGCCTAACTTTGCAGCTTTAGGAGACGCTGTAGAAAGAGAAGCTGCGGCTGGCGTGCCTTTAGGATCTATTCGTGTGTCTCAGTCTTCCAGATTGTCAGGGCCAAATAATCCTGCTGGTCTGGCAGTAACAAATACTCGTGATGAGCCAAGAGGGCTTAGAGATGTTGTAGGAGCTTCGCGAGGTTATGTTCCTAATTATGCAAAAGGTCCACTCGATGCATCTCAAGTTGCGGGGGGACAGATGACCGTGACTCTTAGGTCAATAACCGAGGGCTTGAAATTTACCGGTAATGCTTTGCGCTCTTTTTCTTCTTCGGTAAATGCAAATATCCAAAATTTAAACAAAGGCAGTACCAGCCAACAAGTTTTCACAAAGAACGTTGAAGCAGCTGGGAGAAAGTTAGGTATTGCAAAGGGGGACCTTGGTAAGCTCTCAACATCTGCCACTGCAGCAGCTAACAGTCTCAAGGCAGCAGGAGCAGGAGCAAAAGTAGTTGCCGCTGGTGGCGGTGGCGGCGGTGGCGGCGGTGGCGGAGGGGGAATGTTCGGTAGAGTAAAAGGCTTAAATACTCGTCTTAATAATATGGGAGGAGGTATGGGCGGCATGGGAGTTGGGCTTGGTTTAGGTATGGGTCTTCCAATGGTAGGAGGTGCATTAGAGCAAGCGGGGATGAAAGACGCAGGGAGCGCTATGTCAGCTGCGGGTACTGCTGCGAGTATAGGTATGTTTGGAGGGCCTTTAGTGGCCGCAGGAGCTGCGGCGACAGCGGGTTTACTATCATTCGCTTACCACGCTGCTCAGTCAGGAGAAAGTTTAGAAGAGCTAACTGAGAAATTTCAAGAATTCGACAGGGAATCGCAAGAGCAAGTCTCTGGAGCTGAATCTATAATACAAGCACAAAAAGATATATTAAGTGCAACGACAGACAAACAGTTACTAGATGCCCAAAAACGAGTAACGAAAGGATTTGATGCTATTGCTGGAACTGATCTTGAATCTAAATTTTTAAGTGCTGGGATTAATGTCGAGGAGATGACTAAAGCTTTAGCAGCGCACTCTAAAGAAATTCAGACTGAAAGAATTATTCGCAAATCGATGCTGGATGCTACTGGGTTTAAACAAGAGGATGTTGTTGCAAAAAAAGGCATTGGCTTTTTAGACTTTTTTGCTGATCTTTTGCCGGGCGGTGATGAAGCTTTTAAAGGGTTGAAATTAGATGACGATGGTGGATATAGTTTACAAGGCACAGAGTTTGATCCAGCCAAAATACAACAAAAGATGCAGAGCATTTTTGGAAGCTTATTCGGAAAGGTCATGAATATGACCGAGGAACAAGCAACAGAATTGCAAAAAGTTATAGATGACACTCCAATTGATTATATGAGCAGAGCTGAGGGCAGCGACGCAATTGGAAAAGGGCAATTAGGTATGGATCCAACTGATGATATCAGAGCAGCTCTCGTAAAAAAATTACAAGAGATGTCACCTGTATTTGCAACATTTGCTGAAGAAGAATTAGAATCGCTGTTTCCAGAAGATGTGTTGAGGACATTAATATCTGAGGAGCGAGGGGGCGTAGGTTATACTTTTCAAGAGATTTTAAAAATTATTAACAAAAGAGCTGCCGAATTAGACAAGCAAAGAGCTGAGCAACAAAAAGGACTGGATAAAGAAAAAGAATTAACTAAGAGTCTTCTTAAAATAAACAAGCAGTTAGACGTATCTGCTAATACCTTGAAAGCGACAAGTTTGATGATGTTTAAAGATTCTTTTACGAAAATGAATACTGCTTTAACTACAATAGGCAGTAGTATTAGTGAGGCAGCGGGTGATATGATTGGGGCTGCGAAATTCAGAGCGCAAAGAGGTAATTTAAATAGAACCATAGGGCAAGCTTTTACTAGACGTCAGTTTGGTTTAGATACTGAAAAAAAAGTAAGAAATAGCTTTAAGGGTGCCTTCCCTCAAAGCACAGCGGCTAATGACAAAATTGCAGAGGTTTTAAACGCAATTCAATCGGATCCGGACAGAGGGATGGCGCTGCTACAACAAGCAATTGATCCAAAATTAGGAGGCGCATTTTCTGGTAACTTCACAGATCCAGCGACTGGTCAAAAAATAACAGAACAGTCACCTGAAAAAGCTCATAAATTTAGGCAACAGGCAAAAGATTTAATTTTAGCCTATGAAAAACAAGAGATGAATTTAAAATCTCAAGTTATTATAGATCAGACTAATCAAAAAATAGAATTAATTAAAGCAAAAAATTTAGAAAAGCAAGAATCAATAACTCATCAAGATAAAGTTAATTTAATTGAACGAAATAAGCTTGTCGAATTACAGGCAATGCAAATGAATGCTGAAAAAACAGCCATACAACGTAGACTAGATGACCCAGCTAATGCAAGAGGAAATACAGTAAGACAAGAGTTAGCACGGCAGCAGACAGGGCAGTTGGATCTACTGCGCAAACAAATGCAAATAGATGAAGCTCAGTTAAAAGCAGAGCAAGCTAACTTACAAGCAGAACTAGCGACGCAAATAAGTTTAATTGAGTCAAATCAAGATTTAATAG